CCCGCGTCGAAGAAGTGGACCGCCTGCTGGGCCTGGACCTGGGCGCCGACGACTACATCTGCAAGCCCTTCAGCCCCCGGGAGGTAGTTGCCAGGGTCAAGGCCATCCTGCGCCGTGGCCCCCAATTGCTGAGCAACACCCCACCGCGACTGCTGATCGACGAAGCCCAGTACCGCGCATCACTCGACGGCGTCGCTTTGGACCTCACGCCTCTGGAGTTACGCCTGCTGAGCACTTTTGCACGCTCCGCCGGCCGGGTATTTTCCCGCGACCAACTGCTCGACAAGCTCTACTCCGACCACCGCGTGGTCACCGACCGTACGGTAGACAGTCATATCCGCAACCTACGGCGCAAGCTGGAGCAGGCGTGCCCAGGGGAAACACCCATCGAGTCATTGTACGGCGTGGGCTATCGGTTTCAGTTGTCCAACGCCTGAGGGCTTGAAGGGCCAAGGCTGATTCGAAGAGAAAGCCCAACCGACTGCCCCGCTGGCCGACGACAAAAAGACATGAATCGGTTGGAAATTTTCAGAGCAATTGCCAGAGCTGAAGGTGGCAACCCGACTGGCCAGAACACAGCCCTTGAGCCGAATACCAGCGACATCCCAGGCAGCTTCGCGCAGGCACAAAAAAGCCGATCTATCTGATCGGCTTAACTGTCTGATTTTACTCAGGAATAATGGTCGGGACGGAGTGATTCGAACACTCGACCCCTAGCACCCCATGCACGCAGTACCTCTGTAAGACCTTGTTAAGTAGCTGTTTTTATTGGCGCTCGCTGCAACCGACTGCCCACAAGAGCTTACAAGTGCGTGAGAGTGTCACGCAAAAGTCACGCCCCCTCCCCGGCGTCCTGCCGACGAACACCACTCCCAAATCTGTAGAGCCTCGATTACTGTATGCACATACAGTATTTGAGTTTACCCACCATGAACATTGACGAAGACACCTCTGAGTGGCTTGGCTGCCCCACGCCCCTGGAGATGTACCAACACCAGTGCGCCCTGCTCGAGGACGAGCTCATCCAAACCGAGGCGATGCTGCGAAAGGCCCGGGCCAATGTGGCCGGCTTGGTGCAGATGAATGACCTGCTCGCCACTGGCAAGGCTTCGGCGGAGGCTGCGCTAAGAAGGGCCCTTGATCAAATTGCGGCGATGAGCAATGAGCCTTCTGACAACGGAAGCTTTCGCCCCATCGATCTCATTACCAGCCAGCGAGACCACCTGCTCAGGGAAAATCAACGATTGCTGGGCGAGATTCGTCAAGCTCAATCCTCCAGCGCAAGCTAGGCTGAAATGACGGCGGGAGGGAAGATCATGTGTGGAAGGCTTTCACAGTATCGAGGAATCCACGATTTTGTTGCGGCTCTGAGCATGCCCAATGCCCTGGCTAACTCCGTGGGAGATCAGCCAATTGAGCGCTACAACGTTGCACCGACAACCGCAGTTGCGCTGCTGCACATGCAGGGGGACATGCTCCATGCGGATCCCGTTCGCTGGGGTTGGCGACCGCACTGGGCGAAAGATCGCGCGGCACCAATTAATGCACGCGTGGAGAAAGTCGCCCACGGCCCGTTCTTCCGGGCTATCTGGCCGCACCGGGCGATCACGCCAATCGATAATTGGTTTGAATGGGTGGATGAAGGCGGGGCCAAAAAGCAGCCTTACCTGATACGCCGGCGGGATGGTGCACCTATATTCTGTGCCGCAATCGGTCAGCTACCGGATGCTGATGAAGGCCCAGGTGAGCATGACGGCTTCGTCATCATTACCGCCGACAGCGCTGGCGGCATGGTGGACATCCACGACCGGCGGCCCGTAGTGCTAACACCGGACCTGGCCCGGGAATGGTTGGACCCTGCCACGCCCAAGGAGCGCGCCGAGCAGGTGGTGCTGCACCAGGGCGAGCTGTCCGAAGTCTTTGAGTGGTTCAAGGTAGATACAGCGGTAGGCAATGTGAGGAACAAAGGGCCGGAACTGATTGAACCATTGTTACCCGCCAACAAATGAAGCCCCAAGAGGGGCTACATTTTTACCGCACCTAAAACAAGGTCAATTGACCAGGATGAGACCGCCAGTGCTGGCAGACATTTTCCCACCGACCAAGCCGGTAACGAAAATAGCGATGCACAAAAACGCTCTTCATAGTCGAGTAAGCCATGGCAGGCCCTCCCCTAGAAGGGTTGGAAGGTTTTCGCTTGCCCTGATCTGAGACCACAACTACACTGCTGACGTCTTCCCCAAGACATCTGTGTAGGGATCAGGGTGGTTAGGTAGACCCTCATTCACCTCACCAAGGCTCAAGAAGTGTTAGAAGCACTTCTTGAGCTTTTTTGCTTCTGCATCCTCGCTAGTCTAGGAATTGCAGTGTGCATGGCTTAGCAACGGACCAAGAAGCACCAAGCTTCATGACCGTATTCCCATGCATCGAGTACGCGCTGCGAGTTCTTCACCCGACGGTAGCGGCAGAAAACCCAACGGAACCCTTTAGGGGCTGGTTTTTTAGGCATATTCCATAGTCACCTCCTTAGCAGAAGGAAATTTTTTCTTGCCATCCGCTAGGAAACGACTAACATTCCTTTCGCAGCTACCCTGCAAGGGCGAGCCCCTTCTCTAAAGCTCACCGAACTGATTGGAGCGCCAACTCCAATCAGTTCAAAATTCTCATTTTGCCCTTCTTTGCTAAAACTCTGTTTTGATAAGATGCTGCGTCATAGCTAACGCCAAATCTTCGCATCACATCAAACAACGTATTGCACTCCCTCATCAGGCTCTCGGGCATTAGTATCGCGCCTGCGAACCTATTAGCCTGCCACTCACTATCTAAATAGGCAGGCAGCCTACCTTGCTCAGCCCGATGAAACTTAATTGGTGCATTCCGGTGCATCAGGTAGTGACCAAGCTCATGCGCAGCTGTGAACCTGTCCCTCCCCTGGCCATCACAACAGCGGTCGTAAACATCCTCTCTCAATCGGATCACGTTTTCCGAGGGAATCGTGAGGCCATGATTACTCCCCATCTGCGCCATCGTTCCAACCTCAAGGGCAAACCCTTCGAAGAACTGGGGCATACCGAGTTCTAAAAACTCGATGATAGGGAACGCATCGGCGGTAATCTTCAAGTCAGACCGCACGGTAGCTGCAAGCTTGAAAATTTCCGCCTCGCTTCGGGCAGGTACTTCACATGATGGGCCACTCATCTCATCTACCTTTCTTTTGAGCAGAATTGAGAACCTGAAGAATCCTATCCAGGTCGTTCGAATTCATCTCATTGAACTGCCGAGAGAAAGCTAAAGCCGTCTCTTGGTGCTTTGCAGACATCCCTTTCGTTCCGATCTCAACCTGCCCACGACTGAGCAGCGCGGCCTTTTCCAGTGTTGCGTATTCTTGTGTTCCAGCCCTCAATCCGAGAAAGGCTCCCAGCCTGCTCACCAGATCCTGCGTAATCTGGCGCTTACCGGTTTCGATCGTAGAAAGGTGGGCCGCGGAGATTCCGACGCCTTCAGCCATATCTTTCAAAAGCCACCCATGGTCGATGCGAGCTTTTCGAAGGAATTTACCGATTTCAGTTAACATATATGCCTCCAAGCGAACTAACATAGCTCGCTGAAAACTAGATTAGCAGATTTTGCTAATCCAGCAAGCGAGAAATGAAAAATAAATACAGGCGTGAGTATGACAATCTGCACATCCTGATGGTTCGCTGTGCGACGCTGCGAACGCTACATAAGTAACACTCTGTCAAAGTTTTGACCGAACCCCTCGCTACCTCAGCGCGCAATGGCCCCCACATAAGCTTGGCACGCCCGCAGCGCGATCAATCCTTGGTCGCCGGCGTCGGTGATGGCGATAATTCTTTGAGCATGCGCTGGGTCAAGTTGGGCTCGACGGGCTGCATGAACCACGCTGACGGCGCCGGAGGCGGTAGGCACGTTGCAGTCACTGGCTGAATCCGTGGCGTCGAGAAGGACTGACAGCCGCACATCAGCAGTGGCAAGGCGATCGCGCAGAGCCGCTTGCTTGCGTTGTTCATTGGAAAGCTCCATGGAGTGTTGTTGGTCTGCGGCGGCCGCTCTCTGTTCTGCGGCCAGGCGCTTGTCCTGCTCAGTTCTGGACTGGGCGGCGGCGGCATTGCTGATCGCCGCCAGGTCGTCCTTGTGCAGGCCGGCCTGCTCGGCAAGCTTCTCGCCCATCCGCCAGCCCTGCACCTGCCAGGTGATGCCGGCGGCGGTCGCCATCAGCACCAGGATCAGCACCACCAAACCGGCCAGCTTCTGTACCGGCGTCATGCCAGCGCCCGCCGCACGCCTTCGGCCAACACCGAATCAGGGTAGGCATAGCCTGCGTTCTCGTGGTGGATGATCGCCTTGACGAAGCCAGCCATTACTGCGGGGCGGGTGAGATCGATCTCGGCGCCAGGCCGGGTACCGGTATTGGCTTCAACGGCGCGCACATAAGCCGCGGTGTCGTTCTCCACGGACGGCGCCCAGCGACTGATGATCGCCTTCACGGTCTTCAAGCCATGCTTGCGCTGATAGGTCAGCAACAGCTTGCCCAGGGCGCGGATGCCATTTTCCGGCGTGTCGAACCTGGCGAAGCGCCTCTCGATTGCCGGGTCTGGCTTGAGCTGGCCCTGCCACTGGTTTGCCGGGTTGTAATCGATGTTGCCGGGGTTGTTGTTGCG